TATTTTTATATAGCCATATAGCAAGTTCAATTTGATTTAAATAATAACCCTCATAATATGCAGATGATTCGTAACAAAGAACATCATCCCATATCTTTTCATCCTGGACTAATATGTCCTTATATAAATAACTGTTATATTCTATAGCCCATCCATAATTAATAGGAAATTTTGTTAATCTTTCTCCATAAGTATAGGATTCTCCATCATTTAAAACAGATGTCATAATATATTCAATATAGGATCTTGAATAATTACCTCCACCATAAACATATTCAAACTCTACAGGATTTGGAATACCAATGGCAGCAGGTATATCAGGTAAAATTTGAGGAGTTCCAGAACCAAAGGATGGATCTTTGATATGTCCAATAAAATAATCAAATTCAAGTCTCGTTTGTCCTTCATATGACCCTCTATCTATTTTAAATTTTCTTCCATTATCTAAAACAGATGATACAGATTGGAACCATAAATCCGGTAAATCCCTTGCTTGTATTTTTTGAATTTTATAATCCATCATAATCCTCCTTACTAAATGTTTTTTTAAAAAACTCAGGAAGTGAAAAAGTTCTGTCATCCATTCCTTTTTGCTGTTTTTCATATTCCATCAGGACAAAACATCCCCATGCAGCATGAGCAAGATGATGTAATTTGTCTTCTGGATCTAACTCTTCTCCTCCCCAAAAACTATTTAAATGTCTTTGGATAGCTGCATATATCCTACTGTATTTAATCCCTTGTTCCCATGAGTGTTCAGGATATTTAATGCCAGCACCTATATTAAATACTTTAGCTAACTCCCATAATGGATAGGGAGGAATCAAATCAAATCTTGCTTTACCATCATCATTTTTAGGGCCTTGTTCAGTCATGTTGGTTTCCTTAAATGTTATTATTCATCAATGTTATCTTCGTAATCATCAAGAAGAGTGTTTATTTTTCTTAGTAGGGTATTTTGATCTTTTTCAAGTTCATCTATTTCTTTTGTTATTTCTTTTATTAATGATTTGATGTTTGAAAAATCAGCTATATCATAGTTTTCTTTTAATGTTTTTTTAACTTTATCATGTTCCTTTTTTTCAACTTCATATCTTACTTTTACCCTCTCAAGATCTTTAGATAGTTCCTTTAATTTACGTTCAATATTCATTGATCATTTCTCCTCTATTAAATCAGCTAAAATATTTTTTACATCTGATTCTATGTTATCTTTTTTAATTATGTTTTGAATGGCTTTAATGATATTCATACTATCTGTTTTTTCTTCTTTAAGTTTACCAACAAAATCATCCAGAATTTCAGCTATCTCATTCTTTCTCTCAATATGCTCTGTTGTAATGATATCCATTGCATCTTTATGAGGAATAGCAACTGTTTTAATTGTTTTCTTTATTGTATCATATACAAAAAATATAGGTTTATGACTGATAATATGTTTATCTGCTGTAGTTCTTAACAATGGTCCTGTATTACATATGATTCTATCATTTTTTTTATAGGTAAATTTTTTATGAATATCCCCACATAAAATAAGATCAAATCCTTTATGTTTTTTGATAAAGGCATTTGCTTTGTCATAATCAATATAATCTAAATACGTTTCATCTTTTGGAATTGTTATTGGCGCATGAATGATTAATATATGAGTACTGCTTCTGTTTTTAAGAATCTTTGGAATGGGATCATTCCAATTGCAGCCATATAGAGTAATATTTTTATTTATTGTGTGAGGGACAGTACCAAGCTTGCTGATAAAATTACTATGATCAAGTATGTTAATATTAGTTGTTTGATCAGTCCGTAAATACATATCATGCTGACCTGCTATACAATATATATCCACATTAGAGTATTTATTTAAAAGCTGTATCACTTGAAACAGCACCTTGTATCCTCTTGGACGATCAAAGAAGTCTCCAGCTTGTAATATTGGATATTGATGTTGTTGTGCGTATTTTAAAATAAATTCTAATTTATCAAATTGAGAGGATTCAAAATTATCTGTTCTGCACTGAGGTGTTCTTTCCATTAAGTGCATATCGCTTAATAATATTAGTTTCATTTAAATATCCTTAGTCGATCTAAAACAAATTGGACATTTGCCTGCTTTCCTCAGTGTTTTATTATAATCGTTTTGTAATTTGGTAATTTGATTAGTATAATAAGATATGCTTTTTTGCTGTTCTATAAACATATGCAACAGCTTATGCTTATCTTTACGTTTTGAAATCTCCATATTAATATTTTGCAGATCTTCCACTTGTTTAGTAATATTTTCCGAATAGTTATTTAATTTACTGATAGTCACCTTTTGTTTTTTAAATGTCATACATAATCTCTTTTTTTCATGTAAAAATGATAATTGATTATTGATATCATTAATTTCTATAAATAACCTATCAAGAGAATCTTTTATTTTGTTTATTTTTTTAATGGATTCAGATAAATGCAAGTAAGATTGAATAAGGGATTTCTTTTTTTTGATATGACGTATCTTATCATTTATAATATGGAATTGATCAAACAATTCACCAATGCGTTCAACACCATCATATTGGGATATGTTGTTTTCAATGTTTTCAATATCGGATGTTATTACTTTTATAGCAGCATTCTTTTCATTAACTTTGCTTGTAAGAGTTTTAATCCATTCAGTAGCTATATCAAGATTAGTAACCTTATTTATCTGTCTTGCTATTTCTCCAGGTGTTTCAGTGATTAGAAAGGCATTATCAAGTTGTCGTTGTATATTGATATCTGACATCATAAACAGTTCATCAACTTCTACAGGTGGAGTCTTTCCAAATGCCTTATATTCAACTCCATTAATGGTATAAATAGATTTAATAGTGCTATTTTTTGATATAGTTTTTGCAAGCTTAATTTTATTTCCATCTGTGAATTCTATTTGCACAAACAGCCTATCAGCACCATGATGAAAGATATTTTCTTTGGAAGGCTTGTTGCATCTAACAAAGTCAATGGCCTTCAGGATACTCGATTTACCTGCTTGAGATTCCCCAATAATAGCATTCATGCCTTTATCAAAAGTAAGTTTAGTATTTTTATGACTTTGAAAATTACGTAGATGAATTGATTTAATCATTATTTTAATCTTTGTATTATCTATTAATTAAAGTATTGAAGCGTTCTAAAAAGTTTGTTTTGGCTCTTAATGGGGGCCATTCTTGTATATGCATTTTATAAACATCATTAAACTTTTGGGGAAAAGGCATGAGCTGTTTTATTTCTGTTCTTAATAACTTATCATCTATGTCTTTTATTTTTTGATTGATGGGATAAGGAACATTAAACTTTTCAAATATAACCTTAGATACTTTTTCTTCCATTTGTCTATATTCTTTTAAAAATGGTTTGATTGGTCTTGGTACATCTGAAAGATAGGCTTCACTTGCATCATGTAATAATCCTATCAATGTATCCTCATTATCTGCTAATTGACTTACATACACGCTATGTTGAGCAACTGAATAAAAATGACTACAATGACCATTAAATCTACATAGCATAGATAGGGAATGAGCTATGTCTATAATGTCTATATTATCTGGAGATGGCTTTATTGGATCAAAGATTTTACCTGTATATGTGACAATTTTACCTTTATCTGATATTTCTTTATAATTATATATCATTTTTGCATTCCTTATGTTTAATCCAGCTCAAAACATTATCAGAAGAACACCAATTAAAAAAATCAGTTAATTTTATAACAGATAATCTTATCCAATTATCTTCAAATCTGTCATCATTATAATCGAGTATTATCATATTATGGGGATAAATATCACACCATGTTTCTATATCACCTACCATTTCTGTTTCTAATATAAGGCAGGTATCTTTTCGATCTTTTTTAAAGATAATAGCTGATTTTAGTTTTTCTGCTTTTTCCCTTTCACATTCTGCTTTGTACCACCATTCCTTTAATAGTATTTTTTTCTTGGATTCATTATCTACAAAATCAAGAGCGTTGATGTTTGGATATCCTCTTTTTAATTCAAGTAAAAAACTATCAATGAAGGGCTTTCCCACATCATCTATATACCCAATATCTCCAAAAGAGTTTTTTAAAAAGGCACCATTTTTAGCATGTGTAGTTGCTCTACCACCTGATTGACTAGTTCTCCAAAATACATTTTTGTTTCTACCTGCTGTCCACCATAAAGACAAATCTCTACAAATATCTCTTTCAAATGAGCTACCCTTTTTATTTTTAGCCATTATTTACCTCCTTTGGACATACGCAAATACAGTCTAAATTATGCCCGTTTATACTACAAAATAAACCAAATGCTGTGTGTTTAAAATGATTGCAGTTATAGCATGTTTCTTTGTTAACTTTTAATCTTTTAATGGGATCTATGGTTCTTGCTCTTTTGGTGTAACCTTCTTTGAACTTAACTTCTATTGGGGCATATTCTTTACGTTTTCCTACAAATCCCCAACTCCAGGGATGAGAATCTTTTCTATGTTTATTAGTAGACATCATAACATACCCTCCTAAGTAAAAAGTTAATTATGTAAACATCAATCCTCCCAAAAATGACTATTCATAGCAGTTCTGTATTTATATTCCTGATCAGCATCACAGCAAATATCTTCATCATAAGAATTTTCGGATAACCATTTAACGTAATTACTTGGTATTTCCCCTATCTCTTTTCCTTTATATTTACCAAAATTAATAATGGTATTACTAAAATCTGACATTACTTTTTCCTTCTGTTTTTGCGTTTAGATATTTTGGATATTTTATTCTTATTTCTTTGTTTTTTAGATCTTCTTTTTTTAGCAGTAGTATCAAGTTTAAGCTTGGGCTTGTTAGAATATATATCTTTTTCTTTCATGTTCGTTCCTCAATTTTATTTCCACAAAATGGACAGTGTTTAAAATTATTATGTTCAACATTACCATCTATAAAATAAAAAGTATGGTCACAATCAGTTTCATATGCATTTTTTTATATTTGCGTTTTCTGTATTATTATATCTATCAACAATATCTTGTGATACCTGAAGAGTAGAACCTGTTGCTCCTGTATTAATATGCCCTATTTTCTCCCAATATTTTCCATCATCAGTGGAGCGCTCAATGCCTACTCCATCTCCAGCTAATAAATCTCTTCTTAATAATGATTTCATTTAATCTATCCCTAATGATATTTGTTTATTGGATGCTGCTGATTTTAAATTTTTTTTAGATACTTTAAAATAGCTATCTTTTAATTCTATCCCTATGAATTTTCTGCCAAGATGAACTGAACAATATCCTTCAGAACCAATACCCATAAAAGGACTTAAAATAATCTCATCAGGATTACTCCATAATTCTAAACATCTATTAATCACATCCAATTGTAATGGGCAAATATGTCTTTCATCATCTTTATCTCTTGCTTGTTTAACATTTAAAGTATTTGTTTGATTAATATCCATCCATACAGGACTCGCATATTTTTGCCAAACATAATGACTGTATTTGTTTTTCATCTGATCTTTATTTTTAGCATTCTTTGGTTCATTTTCACCAAAGAATTGTTCAAATCCATTTGGATGAGATATTCTTTCTTTATTTTCTCCAGGTTTTCTAACAGTTATTATATAATCAGGCAATCCAGCACGACAAATAGCTGAATCCTTAACTATTTGTTTATGCATTAGACCAAGTGCTTTAGTTCTTGTTGCTTCTATAAGTGGATCTTTCCATATGATATGTTTAGAATGATAAATAAATCCGTATTTTTGAAAAGCATTTAAGATTTCACCAGGAAAATCTTTTAAACCAATATAACCATCTCTTTCTTTCATGGCTGGTATATCAGAACAATGTATGGATATACATCTTCCAGGTTTTAAAATACGATATAATTGAGGAATAAGATAATCAAAATGAAAATAAAAATCATCTTCATTACTATTACCCAAATCACGTTCGCTTGCTGAATAAGTAAATAATGAACTAAATGGAGGACTGAATATTGAATAATGTATAGAATCATTTGGGAGACCTTTAATTACTTCTATACTGTCTCCATGATATATACTATATTTATCTTTAATTACTTGACTAATGACTTTAGTTTTTTTAGGCTCTAATGATACATAATAATCATTAAGTGCTTTTTGATAGGCTTTGTAACGTTTAAGTGTTATTTTATTCATTACTTTATCCTTATTTTTAGATATTTTTATATTAGTTATTTAATAACCATTTCGGAAGTTCCATTTTGATATCTGGATTATATGATACATATTCTTTAATGGTGGATTTAATTTCTTTTTTAGATATTTCTTTTGTATGTTTAACTGTATTTTGGATCATTATATTGAATTTTTTTTCTTTTTCTTTGATGTTCTTTAAAACAGATCCTTCACGTTCTTCAATGATAATATGCACATCGACTGGTTTATTCTGGCCAAATCTCCATATTCTTCTAATAGCCTGATATAGAGATTCCCAACTATCATTAAGACCTACAAAAACAGCTTTATTACATACCTGCCAATTCATTCCAAAACCAGCTATTTTAGGCTTGCTTACTAATCTTTGAATTTTTCCATCTGCAAAATCAAGTAGACGTTTTCTTTTAAGATCATTATCATGTTTACCAGCTACTTCTACAGCATTCTCTATTTTTTTGGATAATAAATCAGATTCATCATTTAATTCACACCATATTAACCATTTATCATCAGTATTATTTATAAGATCGATAGCTTTATTACACCGAATTTCAAGTGTTTCTTTTCTCACTTTTCTACGTTCATTCATCCCCTTAACTTCTTTAATAAAAAATCCATATTTAGGTTTAACTTTAGTTTTTATAATATGCTCATGGTATCTTAATTCAGGCAATATATAATCTTTGTCTGTATAACCCAAATCAGAAGGTTTGGTCATCATAATTGACCAACTACACATCCATTCCCAAAATACATTATTTTGTACATGACCTTTCAATCTCCATTTTCCTGTATCTCCAGTGTCATTGATGAAAAATGTTGAAAGCATCTCAGATCTTGACATAATTCCTAAAAATTCCGAATGATTGCCAAGTTCCTCATAATCATTCGGAGAAGGAGTTGCTGTGCATGCTAATCTATAAGGAGTTTTATAGAACATATCAATCAATTGATTTCTTATTTTACCTGAAAATGATTTCATGATACTGGACTCATCAATACAAATTGCTATAAATTTGGAAGGATTAAATTTATGTAATTTTTCATAATTAGTGATATTAATCCCATTAACTATATCATCTTGGGATTCACATATATTGATCTTTATTCCAAATTTTTTACCTTCATTTTTAGTTTGATAAGACACAGCAAGGGGAGCTACTATTAAAATTGGTTTTTTTTCTTTATTGTATATCTGATTTGACCATTCTAATTGGCATATCGTTTTACCCATACCTGTATTAAGGAATAATGCACTTTTACCTTTTTTCAAAGCCCATTTAACAATATGTTTTTGCCATATAAAAAGATTTTTATTTAAATATTTAATATCAATATCAAATCCACTGGATTTATACTTTATCTTTTTGTTTTGAATGAATTCATGATATTTCATTTTATTTTTCCTTATTTATCTGTTTTTCAAGCTGTGCAGCATGATCTTTAAGCATTTCAACAACAGCTTCTTTTGAACCATTGCTTATGAATTTTGATATTTTTGGATTATTAGGATCGAAGGCACATATAAAATATCCTCTAAATGCTTCACAGTTATCCATTAATGTTTCATGCATTTTAATAGCCATAAAATCTAATATTTGTTCTACAATGGATTTTTTAATTGGTTTTTTCTTCATTTCTTTTTTCCTTTTCTTTCATATTTTAAAATACTTATACCATTCTTTTAATTTGGAACGTTTCAGGAAGCTATTAAATCTATATTTATCGAATACTTCTATTAACTTGTCTCTGTTAATATTGTTTTCGTTTAATTCAATGTTAAATTTTTTGTCTTTAAATGGAAGGGTTACAAGTATACTGTTTCTGGATATTATTTCTTTATTGCTTTCTATTTTTTCAATCTGATTCTTGCTTGCTATTTGACGAATGTACTTTATAGCTGTCTTTTCTCCTATGCCTGATACACCTTTAACGTTATCAGAGGCACATCCGGCAATAGCTTTAACCTTTGCCCAATGAGTGGAACATATACCATGATCTTTGATTAAATTATTATATGTGTATATCTTCTTATTTTTAATATCATACATACCATTAACATAATATAATAACTGGTACAAATCTTGATCTGTGCTAATAATGGTGAAATCTATACTGTTATTGCTCCCACATCTGGCATAGCTATTCAAATATGCCAAATATGCTATAATATCATCAGCTTCATATCCAGTATATCTAAACACATTATTAAAACCTAATTCAGGAAGTATGGAATAAATTTCTTTGATTTGTTTTTGAATAGAGGCTCTATCTTTATCTGATAGAGCAGACTTTCTTTTTTCTTTGTATTGTGGATAAATTCGTTTTCTTAAAGATTTATTACTATCGAAACAAAATATAAAATCAGTAGTTTTAAATTCTTTGGCAAGATGCAACAAACTATGGAAGAAACCGAATATAATGCCTGTTTTATTTTTATTAACTGATAAACTTCCAGTTGTGAAATATGCCCGATAACATAGGTATGAAGTATCTATTAATAGTTTCATTTATTCACCACAATAATCTATATTAGTTATTTCAATCGCATATAATTCTGAAGTAGATGAAATATGCACTATTTTTAATTTATTTTCATTTACTACAATAAACATTTCTGACACATCTTTATGATCTGCATTATTTCTATATATTACCTCTCCAACAAGGGAAGCCTTATCAGATCTTTGTTCAGGAGATGAACAGCTAACTAAAAAAAACAAAGCAAAAATAATAAAAATATATTTATTCATATTTTGGTTTCCTGTCTAATTTTAAGCTATTTTCTATCTCATGCCATGCTTTACTAACTATTCTATCAAGATCTTTTTCAAGATTCTGTTCTTCAATGGCTCTAATTATCTTGGATCTTGATGCCTCTAATTCAAGGTCAGTAGCATTAACAGTCATTTTTTTCTTTTTCCAAAAACCTTCATTTATTAAAAAATCTACACATGATCCTATATTATCTATTCCTAAATCATAAAAAACATCAAATGTAATTTCCCGTTCTTTACCTGTTATTTTATTTTTTGTAACTTCAGCCTTAACCTTAGTCCCTATTTTTCTATCACGTTTTTTATGTGTTTTAATACGATTTAACCATACCTGATGACTACTATAATAAAAAGGAGCCTTGCCTCCTGATGTAGTAACAGCTTTGCCAAATGATACACCTATCCTTGCTCTTTCTTGCTGAATGATAAATAAGCTGCTTTTAGTATCTTCTATAATCCCATTAACCATTCTAAGCACTTGACCTATTATTTTAGCTTTTTCAGTTTTATAAGATCCTTTAATTTCTTTAATGGAATCATCGGATTTAGCTTTGGCAAGTGCTTTTTTATATTCTTTGACTAATTCTTCATCCGAAGACAATGAATCAAGTGAATCAAGTACATAAATAAATGGTTCATTTTTTTTACTTAGATTAAGAATATTATTTTGAAAATCCTGAATAGTATTAGAGCTTGATCCATTAGAAATCTGAAGCCTGTCCTCCAATTTATTTCCAAACAATTTGGAAATGTTAAAGTTTAGGGATTCTTCGGCATCATCATATACTAATAAATAATCATCAAATCTTTTTAATCGGCATATTTCAGCAAGTATAGTCAGCATCAATAATGTTTTACCTGCTGTAGATCCTCCGGGTATAGTGACTATACGGCCAAGTTTAAATGCTCCACTATAACAATCGGAGCAAGCCAAATTCAATAAAGTAGATCCAGATGGGATGAGATTTTTGCAATTATTGTTTTCCTTTTTTATAGGTTTTTTAGCTCTTTTTTTAACTTGATTAACTAAATTATCAGTTCTTGTTCTTTTTCTAACAGTCATTAGAACCTCCTTTAGCCATTAGATAAAAAATCTTTAAATTTTTTTTCATCTATATACCAAGGGGAATGAATTCCTCCAAACTGTCTTGCACAATTATTTTCAATACACCATTTTAAAATAGTAGGTCGTGTTACCTCCACATTATATTGTTTAGCTATTTCTAAAGCTTCAGTTAGATTTATATATCCTATTTTCTGTGAAGTATCTTTGGCCATTTACTATCCTCCCAATTAAATAGGGGGCATTAAGCCCCCTATGTTAGATTATTTCTTTTTCTTTGTAACTTTTTTCTTACTGCTTTTTTTAGTATCTTTTTTCTTACTGCTTTTCTTTTTTTCCTCATCTTGTATTTCATCGAATTTAACTTGGCAAGAATCCCAATTAACGCAATCATCACAATGTTCAAGTTCATTGCAATCAACACCAAAAGTACCATTATGAGGACATTCATCATCTGCTACATTTTCATCATTGTCATCTTCATCTTCGTCATCTTCATCTTCGTCATCTTCGTCATCTTCATCTTCATCTTCATCTTCGTCATCTTCATC